CACACACAGAGACATTAGTCCCTGGCACAGTTAGGTACTCTCTACCTGCTGACGCTAAACACGCAGACTACAATACTTTTAGAATTGTAAAAGACTCCACATTAGCATCTTCTGGTAACAACTTAAGTATTATGCAGTACAATGAGTACATAGACAAATACGTAGACCAAGAAGATGAGATAGACACAACAACATTAGATGGCACGTTATCATCATCTGCCACAACAATTACAGTAGCTAGTACATCTGGCTTTGATTCTGCTGGCACTATATTTGTAGAGAACGAGCAGATAACTTATACAGGCACTTCTAGCACTGAGTTTACAGGAGCTACTAGAGGTGCAAATAATACAACAGCAGCATCTCACGCCAGTGGCGTACAAGTTGCTCAGTTTACTGCAGGTGGTGTTCCTACACATGTTGTAAGAACATTAGATAATAACTATTTGTTATATCCTTATCCTAACAAAACATACGCACTTAAGTTTGACTACTTTACATTTGCATCAGACTTATCTGCAGCCACAGATACACCAACAATACCAGACAGATTTTCTCCTGTTATAACAGACGGAGCGACAGCTTTTGCCTATCAGTACAGAGGAGAAACACAACAGTATCAGCTTAACTTCGCTAGATTTGAACAAGGTATCAAAAATATGCAAAGTTTATTAATTAACAAGTATGAGTACGTTAGGTCAACTGTAGTATTGAATCCTTCCGTAACCTCTAATTACTTTACTATGGAATCAGTTAGGTAATGCCTGATTTATCACAAACATCTCCTGCAGCGTTTCCTCTACAAGGAGGACTAGTTTTAAACAAATCTACATTCGCTATGCAACCGGGAGAGGCACAAGAGTTAATAAACTTTGAGCCTGATATTGATGGTGGGTACAGAAGAATAAATGGATTTACAAAGTACAATACAAACGTAGTACCTCAAACAAGTGCATCAACAGAAGAAATATTGCTTTCTTGTATATTTAATGATACAATAGTTGCAGCAAGAGGAACAAAGATATTTACTGCTGCCGCAGGTAGTGGCTCTTGGACAGAGAGAGACAGTGGTAGAACCAGTGCTGGCGTTTACACGTTTGAACGATTTAACTTTGACGGCAATAATAAATTAATTGTAGCAGACGGAAACAACGCACCGACAGTATTTAATACATCGTTTGCAGCAACAGATGTATCATCAGGTGGAGGTGGAGAAGTTAGCACTGCTGTAACAGGAGCAAAGTTTGTAGCAGTATTTAAAGACCACATGTTCTACGCAGGTATGTCATCTACTCCACAAGAGGTAGTATTTAGTGTACCTTTCGATGAAGATGACTTCACAACAGGTAGTGGAGCAGGTAGCTTTAAAGTAGATGACACAATAACAGGTCTTAAAGTTTTCCGTGAAAACTTATTTATATTTTGCCAAGATAGAATATTTAAGTTAGCAGGAACTTCATCAAGTAATTTTGCCGTTACTCCTGTAACAAGAAACATCGGATGTATAAACGGGCAAACAATACAGGAATTTGCAGGTGACTTAATATTTCTAGCACCTGATGGATTAAGAACTGTTGCAGGTACAGCAAGAATCGGAGACGTTGAACTTGGCACTATAAGCACTCCTGTGCAGTCTATATTTAACGATAACATAACTTCAGCTAGTGGATTTAGGTCATTAGTTATACCAAACAAAACACAGTATAGAGTATTTTTTACTAAGTCAGGTGTAGCACAAGTAGTTACCGAAGGTGTTACTACATCTCTACGAGGACAAGCTTTTGAGTTTGCAAGTCTAAAAGGTATCAGACCTACATCAACTGATACTGTAACAAGTGCCGCAGGAACTATTGTTATACATGGAGGGGAAGGTGGTTATGTTTATCAGCAAGAATCAGGTAATGATTTTGATGGTACAGCCATAGGAGGAAAATACAGAAGTCCTGATATAAGTTTTGGAGACCCCGGTATAAGAAAACATATGCACAGAGTTCTCGTAAGTTATAAGCCAGAGGCATCAATTAGTGCAGATTTATTTTTAAGATATGATTATGAAGACCCAGACACACCAAGACCTGCCGCTTACTCTCTTACAGCTAGTGACATTGTTGCTGTATATGGGACAGGTGTCTACGGAACAGCAACATACGGAGGACAGTCAGAGCCCTTGTTGCGACAATCCGTAGAAGGTTCAGGGTTTACAGTGGCTTTACGAGTAAATGATAATGGTACAACAGCCCCTTACGCACTTAGGGGATTTCAGATGGAATATCAAACAGGAGCTAGAAGATAAATGGGAGCAACGTATACACGACAGTCTACATACAGTGACGGTGATGTTATCACGGCTGCCCACACTAATGACGAATTTAATCAGTTATTAGCAGCCTTTGCCGCATCAACAGGACACACACATGATGGAACAACTGCTGAAGGTGGTCCTATCACTAAGCTGTTAGGTACAGCTATTACTATAGGAGATGGTACAGCAGGTACAGACATTGCTATAACCTTTGATGGTGAAACTAATGATGGTGTCCTAACATGGATGGAGGATGAAGACCATTTTAAATTTAGTGATGACATTGTAATTGATGGCACGAAAAGATTATACTTCAATGATGAAGGTGGCGAATATCTACACGGTGATGGCACAGACTTAAATATTGTTGCAGGTGCAGACATCAACATACCTGCAAATGTTGGATTAACATTTGGTGACGATGGAGAAAAGATTGAGGGTGACGGTACAGATTTAACCATCACAGGTAATAACATTAATCTTACTGCTACAGCAGATGTCAATATACCGTCAGGTGTTGGCATAACTTTTGCCACAGCAGAGAAGATAGAATCAGACGGAACAGACCTTAGCATCACTGTTGGTTCAGGTGGTGACATTAATATACCTGCTAACATAGGTTTGACGTTTGGTGATGACGGAGAGAAAATAGAAGGTGACGGCACTGATTTAACAATCACTGGTAACAACATCAATCTCACAGGTACGGCTGATATCATCATACCTGCGAATGTTGGTCTTATCCTTGATGGATCAGGTGCTGAGAAGATAGAGTCTGATGGCACAGATATAAACTTTAGTGTAGGCTCAAGTGGTGACATAAATATTCCTGCTAATATTGGTCTAACTTTTGGCAATGATGGTGAGAAGATTGAAGGTGATGGCACTGACCTGACTATAACAGGCAATAACATAAACCTCACAGCAACTGCTGACGTTGTAATACCTGCAGATGTTGGTCTAACATTTGGTAGTGGCGAGAAGATTGAGGGTGATGATACAGACCTAACAATCACATCAGGTGCTAAGATAAACCTTACAGCCACCTCTGACATACACGTACCAAACAATGTTGGTATAGTATTTGGTGGTGACAGCGAAAAGATTGAAGGAGATGGTACAGATATGACTATCTCTGCAAACAATCTTACTGTAGACGCTGCAGCAGATATTACACTAGATGCAGGTGATGCAGATGTAGTATTAAAAGATGACGGTACACAGTACGCAGCTTTCACAAATAGTTCTGGTAACTTAATAATTAAATCAGGTTCAACCACAGCTTTAACATTCAGTGGTGCAAACGCTACACTAGCAGGTGACTTAACAATTAGTGGTGATGATCTTACTATGGGTACAAACACCAGTGGTCACATCATGGTTGCTGACGGAACTAATTTTAACCCTGTAGCTGTATCAGGTGACGTAACTATGGCAGCAAATGGTGCAGTAACAATAGCTAACGGTGCTGTTGAAACTGCGATGGTAAATGCAAATGTTATAACAGGGCAGACTGCTGAGACATCTCTTGACACATCCAATGATGTTATACTTATACATGATGCGTCTGCTAGTGCATTAAGAAAGACTACACTTGCATCTATATCCTCTGCTCTTGGTGGTATCACAGATGTTGTGGCAGATACATCTCCACAGTTAGGTGGTGACTTAGATGCACAAGGCAAGGATTTAGAAGATGTAGGATTAAGCTCTGCCGACTCACACGCAGGTATATATGGAAGTTCATCTGCCCCTGTAACCTTCACAGTTACTGTGGCAAGTATGACATCTGCACATCCTTACAATGGAGATGGAAGTAGCAACGCATATTTTATAAACGGTGTAGAAGCACCTGCTCTAACATTTCACGGTGTAGATAACGTAACATCAGACTCAGGATACTACTATAAGTTTGACCAAGCAGATAGCAGTAACAGTGGACATCCATTAAGATTTTATTTAGATGCTGACAAGACTACAGCGTACACAACAGGTGTTACAACAAGTGGTACTCCAGGAAGTAGTGGAGCATACACACAAATTGATGTAGATGAGGACACACCAAGCATATTATATTATCAGTGTTCATCACACGCCTATATGGGTAATCACGCTGTTGTTCTTGGTTCTAATAAGATAAATCACACAGAAGCCCTAATTAGTTTTCCAACAACAACAGGCACATTAGTAGGTTCAGGGGATACAGGCACTGTAACAAACGACATGTTAGCAGGAAGTATTGCAGCATCTAAACTAGCAGGTAGTATTGGAGACAGCAAACTTAGCACCATAAGCACAGCAGGTAAAGTTGAACTAGGTGCTTTAGAGATTGATGGTGCATCTGAAATGGGTGCAGCTCTTGTTGATGCAGATTTATTAATTGTAGATGATGGGGCAGATGGTACAGAAAAATCTATGTTGGCATCTAGAATACCAACTTATGTATTTAGTAAAGTAAGTGGTGATGCAACTGCGAGTTCTGCAGGAGCTTTAACAATAGCAAATGATGCTGTTGAAAGTGGTATGTTAAACGATAATGTTATAAGTGGGCAGACAGAACTAGCATCAGGTCTAGCTGACACTGATGAATTAATGGTAAGTGACGCAGGTACAATTAAACGTATGGATATGAGTGTTGTAAAAACTTACTTAACGAGTGCAGGGTTTAGCACAGAAGACCCAACAGCACTAGCCATTGCACTAGGATAAGGAGAAGATAGTATGGCAAATACATTTAAAGTAGTAACAAAGGCAGGAGTAACTTCTGCAGATGTTATCTACACAGCAGGTAGTGTTGACGCTACTATAGTATTAGGATTGATGTTAGGTAATACAACAACAAGCCAAGTTACTGCTACAGTTTCACTAGGCTCAGATACCACTGGCAGAGCAGGAGCAAACGATGAAGCTAATCAAACTGTGGAGTTAGTAACTAATGCTCCCATACCTGCAGGTTCATCATTAGAACTACTGTCAGGTAACAAAGTAGTTTTGGAAGATACAGATACAATCAGCGTGACAGCATCTGGTGCAACAGACGTAGCACTATCAATTATGGAGATAACATCATAATGGCATATGTGGGTAATGCAATAGCAACTACATTTAGCACAATACCATCTGTGCAAAGGTTTAACGGAGATGGCTCTGACACGACATTTACGCTGTCACAGACCGTCACTAGCGTTCAGGATATACTTGTATCCGTAGATGGTGTAGTGCAGGACAGTAACGCTTATACAGTGCCTGATGGTACAACACTAACCTTTAGTGCAGCACCTTCTTCAGGAACAGGTAATATCT